AGGTTGGCACCGCAATGTCATATCGGCAGTTTTATCGAGATTATGTTGTTACCACTGACCCCAATATTAAGCACAGAACCTGGATGGAATTTATGAAAAAGTATAATACAATAGTTAAAATAAAAGCTCAGTCCCTAATTGAAAAAATAGCTGATAAGCAGGTTACCACCATGCAGATGGAAGACGATTCTCTTAAAAAAATATTAGCGCTTGTAGATCTAACCTTAGATCAGGTTGTAGAAAATCCCAATCTATTATCTTCAGTACCAATCGAAGAAAGAATGAAATGGCTTTTTAATGCTATGAAAGCTAGAGATTCTAGAATGGTAGCTCTCACTAAAGCTCACGCAGAAAAACGCAAAACATCAATGTATGAAGACATGATGGAAGCAGCTCAATATGGAGCTATTGATGAATCAGAGGCTGTGGATAATCTTAATAGACAATCAGAACCTGTGAAAGAAATTGCTGCGCCAAAACCTAAATCAGAGAAAGTAATTGAATTTAATCCTAATCAATTAGAAAATGCCAACTAAAAAAAACTATTCAAAAATGATTCATGAATTATCTGATGAAGATAAAACTACAGTTTTGCCAATGACGGCAGCAATAGCCAGAGGCAGGACAGACCCTGTCTTTTTTGCAGAATATTTTTTAGGATTACAATTTCATGCCTCCCAAAAAATATGGCTGTGGCTGACAACAAAAACTCAGATTCCTATGGCTGTAGATCTAGCTGAGGCTGAAGGTATCGACCTTCCGCCATTACACAAACTACTACTTCATCCATTCATGAAAAATATTCTTTGCCCGGCTAATAGATTTGGCAAGACCCTAGTTACATCAATTAAACATATATGGTATAATTTTTATAAGATCGGATGTTCTGGACCCCCAGCCTATATTAAAGACATCCGCTACAGCACCTTAAACATCTCCCCTCACTCTATGCAGGTAGATGCTGCCTATCGATATATTGTTGATATCTTCAATGATAAATTTATCTACACCTGGCAGGGAAAAAAAGTTAGAAATATCTGCAGAATCAAACAATTTTTAGTTAATCATAAGCAAACAAGGCGGGAAATTATTTTTAATAATAATTGTAGCATTAAAGGAGTCCCAACCGGAGAAGATCAGGCATCATCTTTAGCTGGTACTCAATTTTTCTATATTTCATATGATGAAGCTCCTCAATCACTACATTTGAAAAAAGAATTGCCAGCTAAAATTCAATCTCGTTTAATCGATTCAGGAGGACCGCTCGATTTAATTGGCACGCCGGAAGTAGATAAGCCTTCGCATGCATACTATCAAAGAATTGTTAAGTTCGGTGTTACTTTGAAAGACGGATTTTTCACATTATTAGGCAAATTAGAAGACAATATCTTTATTGGAGAAGAAGAAAAGCGCGTAACTCTTGAAGCTATTAAACAGACAGATCCTGAAAAATACAGACAAGTTGCCTTTGGTGAGTTCATTTCATCAGGCGCTAAATTACTGCCAATTATTGCAGTTAATAGGCTATTTGATGATAGTTTCAAATTAGAAGCCGGGATTCCCGGACAAAAATACATTGTTGGCGTTGACTGGGGCTTCTCAGATACTGGAGATCCAACCGTTTTCTATGTTATAGACTATACAGAATTAATGAAATTATTAGCCATTGGCAAAAAAGAAATAAAAAATCATGTACTTTATAGAGTTGTTTTCAGAGAATCGATCAAAGGAGCATCTCCGTATGCAGCTTTAGCCAAATTAAAAATACTACAGCAAGACTTTAATGATGCTAAAATAATCCACGATTCATCATCAATGGGTGGAGTCATGATTAAAAAGATGCTGCATGAAATGAAAGTCAAACATTTATATGACTTCAACATGGCCAAGAGTCCTAAAGACGAAATGTTATTCCTAATGCTCAGAGCACTGACATTTGGCAGACAGATAGAAACTATTGGCGATGGCAGAATTAAAGAATTAAATGAAGAATTTGGAAAAGTCAGATCATATTATATTTCAGAACTAGAAGAACAGGCAAGCAATTATCGGGTTGATGACAATAAGCTAGAACAGGATGAAGTAATGGCCTTTGGATTGCCAATCTGGTATTGCGAGCGCAAGTTGGCAGGACATAATACTAAAGTATTTAATATAAATATCCTAGCCAGCAAAGCAGAGGAAATTCTATCCGCCCCTAGCGGCAAGGATAAAAAAATTAAAACTAGATCATTCAATATAACAGAAAGAATTATCGGCTAAAACTATGTTAGAATATAAAAAAGACATGACTCCTAAAGAACTTAAAAAGTTCGAGGAGGACCTAACAAAAGAATACGATACACATAGAATGGAAACAGAAAGAGATTTAGAATTCAGAGTAAACGGAGTAGCAGCCACTAGAGGTTCCAGCGGGCAACAACTTGTTGGATATAAAACATTGAATCAGTTTTATCGTGGTGATCAATGGGATCATGATGAAGCACCGGGCGCCAGCCAACGAACAGATAATTATTGCTCTAGTATTGTTGATAATTTTTCTTCATTACTTTTTGATGCACCAGTAGAAATTAATTGCCCTTCTCAGGATGAGACTGATAATCTTTTAGAAATGTTAGCAGAGTTTAAGGAAAGGATGCTTAAAAATATATATGACGAAAATAATGCAGATGAAATTATTTTCCCTGAACTTGCTAAAACAGGCTCTCTATATGGAGACACTTTTATTAAAGGACCAATGCTTGAAAAAAATGGCAGTGAAAGCAAAGCTGATTGGGAAATAGTGTTTTACAATGTTGAAAATCCTGCTAATATCAGACCTATCTTTGAAGATGAAAATTTCAATAGGCTATTTGGATTTATAGATACTACAGCTATCAGCCCGATGAAAGCTGTTAGATTATATGAAAAACAATTTGCAGAAAGAGGTATTAAAATTGAAGAGTTGATTAAAGCTAATAAAGCTATTGGCAGAAGCGGTATTAGATTGCAACCAAATATCACAGCTCAGCAGACTTATCAAACACAATTTTTCAAAGCTGAATACTGGACTAAAGAAATCATGGCCATCTTTATTGAGAATAAGCTCGTAGATTGGTTCTGGCATGACTGGGACTTTATACCTCTGGAATATATTAAAAATATTTATGAACCAAATCACCCTTATGGCAGATCAGATATTGAAGATTCAATCGATCCTCAACTTTTCTATACCAGGGTAAATAATGATTTGGCTAATGCACTTAAATTCCTATCTACAATTAATCTTAAAGGCAAAAACTTAGATGGCATGGAAGTGCTAGTGCATGGGCTGTCTAAGATTTTTAATATGCCTGATGAAGGTGAACTAGATCCAATTCAGCGCGGAGGCGATCCGTATGCTACTGGAAATTTTGTTGACGAACGGAGACGAGCAATTCTAGATGTATCAGGAGTTTCAGAAGCTCTAATGTCATCAGTACAAAATCAAAATCCGTCTGGTAGAGCTATGAGTATGGCCTTGCAATCTGTTATTAGAAAACTTAACCCTAGAATTAAGCGCTATCAAAAAGCTTTGCGTAGCCTTAATAAAAATATATTTAAGCTCATGGAAACTTACTGGCCAGAAACTAAAGAAATAATCATGGGCGATTATAGTTCAGAAGTAAATATCATCTCTACATTACTTCGCAATATTGTTGATGAACTTAATAAACTCCAAGCAGGCGTGCAGTCTCTTACTACTACTCAGACAAGTCTGGGTATTCCTCAACCTAAGATTGAACAGAAGAGAATGCGCAGAGATTTGATGGACCCAATCCTAGGACCGCAGATAGCTAGACAACCAGGCATTTTAATGCAAACTAGCCCTGAAGGTCAGCCAGGTACGCCAGGATCTAATGATCAGGGTTTGCCTCCATCACCGGGAAATCAAATTTCAGTCGGTCAGCAAGGAGCAGTAGCTATGGCTAATCAACAGGCAGCCGGAGGCGCTACCACCCCACAAGTAACACCTTAATAATATGGCATTTGAAAGACTAAGTGAAAAAAAAATAATATCGACAAATCTGAATTCCTTTATTCAGTCTCAGATTTTGTTAGTTATCCAGGGAAGAGAACGCAGGAATTTAGAAGATGAAGCTGAATATACTCGAGCCGTGCTCGAAGATAATTTAACTTTTGAACAACAAAAAATATGGCGTCAAGAACAATTATCAAGAGTAGGTAAAGGAGATAGAGCAGAAAAAAGAAGAATTAAAAAAGAAATAGCAACCCTAACAGATTTAATGCAACAACAGAAATTCCAAGACGCATATTACGAACAGATAATTGCCTTAAATGCCGGAGTACAATCAATCGATAATACTTTGAATTGGCTGAATGCTAAGTTGGCAAAAACTACCGATTCTAATGTTAAAAAATCAATTAAAGATAATATTTCACAATTGACAACCATGCGTTATGATCAACGCAAGGCAGCCATCCAATCACAGACAACTTTTGCTAACAATGATAAAACTCCAGAAATTGTTGAAAAACAGATTACTAATGTCAACAATGCCAGGGCACAAGCACTAAAAGCAGGTAATGAAGATTATGTAGCACTGCTAGATTTACAATTGCAATCATTACAAAAAACTGCTAGTGAATATAGTATTAATAAAACTTTACTAGACTTTTCAGTATCAACCATGACAGGTCAATCTGCCACAGCTTTACTTAATCAATTTAATACTCAAATAGAACAAGCAGACTTTAATTCTCCAATTACTATAGGTGGCACTAGATATGATTCAGCTAAACAATTCTGGGATCTAAAGAGATCAGAATACTTAAATGATCGAACAGCTAACGGATTTTTCCCACGCTATCAAATTGAATTAGATGAGCAAGTTAATTATAAATCTAGTCGAGGAATATTAACCAATTCAGCGCTAGGTGATGTTAAGGATTATTATGAATCTTTGAAAGATAGACCAGAATTAGCTCCATATCAAGATAGGATTGTTACTGATCAGCAAAGCTCTCTTCAGAAAACAGCTAATGCCAGATCCACCAGTATTCTTAATGAATTTGCTATTAGTTTAGATGCTAAAAAGGCTATAAAAGAATTAGCTTATATTCAGGATACTTATGGAGTAGATCAGACATTAAATTATCAAAAGATAGTTACTTCAACTGCACAAGAAAAACAAGCGCAAATTAATCAGATTCTTTCAACCATGTCTTCATTATTGCAAAATAATCCAGGTATGAGTAATCAAGATGCCTTAGAGCAATCAGT